GGGGATAAACTCGACCGTTTCTATTTTTAGACTCAGCCTGCATAAAGATACCTTCAATGATGGTATTCTTTTTACCGTTCTTTTCTTCGGTAACGTAGCTTAGATTATCTTCGTAAAGTTCTGTAATCAGCTTCATTTAATTATGCTCCCATAAGATCCGCAAATTCCTTTGCAGCCTTTTCTGCCTCTTTGGCATTTTTATATTTATCGTCCAGCAAAGTGCCGTCGATATAAACAGAAAACTTAGAACCCTTCTGCTTGATAACAGCTTTAGATTTCTTACCGACTTTAAGAGTTTTTACTTCTTTTTCAGAAGCTTCACTCAACGTCAGCGATTGTCTCAGTTCCTTGAACTTCATTTGTCCCAATTTCCTGTTCTAATTCTTGTGTTACACCATTGTATGTATCATTAGCAATTTCAATCTTTTTTGCGTCAATAGCCGCATTTAATTTACTTGCCATTAAATCATTAAATGTATTATTAGCATCAGCTGTTTTTCCATTTGCTAATGCATTAATTAAATCAATTGTATCAGTCATTTACTCACCTTTTAGTATATTTATAATAAATTAAATCTCAAGGTCATCTTCATCTGGAATTTGACCTGATGCTCTTTCAACATCAATTTGTTTTGACATTGCTTCAATATCTTCATCAGATTGTCTTAGAATATTTTTTTGAACCCACTCTTTAGAGAAATAATTGCCAACATATTCATCTAACTGAGCAAGTAGTTCTAAACGCTCTCTAATAATTTCTGCTTCTTTTAATTCAGAAAAGTATGAGTCACGAATAAAGTCTACAGCAATATTCTCTTTAATTTCTCTCCAATCGGCTTCAGTAATAATACCTTTTAAAAGTAATTGAGTTTTTAATAGATCAAGGAATAACCAAGAGAATTTTTTACGCAAACGGTTAATAAATTTCTGAAATTTCACTTCATCACGAGAAATTTCAGTAGAACGTCCTAATGAGAATTGAGCTTCTTGCTCTAATCTATTTACTGGAACATTTAATGATCTATATAATTTCTTTTGGAAATAGAAAATATCATCAATTTGGCCTAGGTTTTCACCTCCGGGCAAGGTGGAGATTTCTGTACCTCTTCCACCCTCTCTACGAGGAAGCCAAAAATCTTCGAGCATTGACATATGTTTACGATCATCTTTGATTTCACCAGTAGATGCGTCATAAACAAGCTTGTTTCTATATTGATTCATAATACTACGAAGATATTCTTCGGACTTACCTTTTGGAAGGTTACCTACGTCAATATAGAAAATTCTGCGTTCTGGAGCTCTTGATAATCGATAAATTACTAATGAGTCTTCCATCATACGAAGTTGGTTAACAGGCTTGATTGCTTTATGTAAATAAGACAGAACCTTTTTACGAGATGTGTCTAATAAGCCTGATGTAGTATATTGAACAGCATCTTTAGAAATTTTTAAGCCTGAATTAGACTTTGACATAGAAGCATCTTGGTAAAGATAATATTCCTGAATACTCTTAATAATTTGAGCTCCAGTTTTTGGATCTTTTTCTTCTTCTATTTCTTTTACTTTACGAATTCTTGTAGGATCAATTGGACGTAATTCTAAAATGCCTTTTTTAGGATTTTTTTCGTCAACGATAATATGGTAAAATAAACGGCCATCAACATACCATTTACGGAATGTTTCATGACCATAGTGGTTAAATTGTAATAATTCAACAATATTATCAAATTCTTCACGAACCATTTTTTTAACTGTATCAGGTAGCTCTAAATCATCAGTAATTAGCTCAATAGGAGCAGCTTTTGTATCTGAAACAATTGATTCATTAATAATATCTTCAATTGCGGCATCGCACTCAGGATGCATTGCAATATCTCTATAACGACGAATAAGATCAGCTTCTGACTTAGCACCTTCAGTGCCAGACATATCTACGTACTGGCCAAAGTATCCTCCGCCAGCCTGAATATAACTAGAACCATCATCTTCTAATGGAGCAACAAAAGACTGCTTTTTAGCGTCTTCTTTTTCTTGCTCTTTTCGTTTAATTTCAAAACCAAATAATTCAGCCATTAATCTTTTCCTACGTTATAATAAACAGAGGGGTTTTATCCCCTCTGCTATTATTTATACGCTATTAAGTAGTGGTGTTTGATTCCCAATACTGTACCTGAAGTTCAACTGTGAACTCTTCGATAGCATTCTCATTATCGAATGATACGTCAATTGCTGCAACATTCGTTGGCCATAAACCACGGAATGTGTAACCTTTAACCTCTGCACCATCTTTATCTAACTGATAAACAGAAGCATCAGCAAAATAGTTTGATGGAGTAACTTCACCAGTGTTTGAATTGTGAGAGTTGATATAGTTCATCCAACGCTCAAAAGCATCACGTAGTAAGAAGTTTGTGTCATTCAATACTGTGACTGTCCAAGGTTCAAAAGTACGGTCACCCGCAATTTGAAGTTGACGGCCACGGAATGGAACTGTAATTGGTGCAATAACAGATGCTGGAAGCTGAGCGGCTTTAATTAAGAAACCACCAACTTCAGATTCAGCTGCACCAGCGATACCAGCTGGGAAACCCATTTCTACCTTGAAAAGGTTAGAACGTGCGCCACCACCAACTAGCTTTGATTTGAAATCATCTACGCCTAAAATTGCCATTGTTTATTCTCCTTATTGACCAATAATTTCAGAGAATTCAACGCCGGTACGAGTCGCGATGAAGTTCAATGTGATGAAGTTAATTGAACGAGCTGGTTTAATATAGATATCCGCAACGAAACGGTTTGTATCTACAACTTCACCAGTGTTGTTTGTTGCATCACATACAACTGCAAAGTCTGTAATACCACGACGACCTTTAACATCACGCAGGAATGGTTCTACCATGTTGCGGAACATTGCACGGGTAAATTCGTCATTGAATTCAAAGAGTTGATATTTGGCAGCAGTTGCAATCGCTTTTTCCAAGGTGATGAATAGACGGCGTACGTTGATGCGATCGAATGCAGAAGGTTTAGCTTGTGCAGTCTTATCACCATATAGTACAGTGCCCTGACCAGGGAAAGAAACAATTGGATTAATGCGTGCTTTGTATAGAGTATCACGATCAGCTTGCTTAGGATTGAAAGCAATTTTTGTGATACCTAAAATTTGACCACGGTTGAAGCCTGCTGGTGAGAACCATGCATCTGCAACGCTGTCAGTATTAGCACATAGACCAGCCATATGACCTGCCGCTGGAATCCAGCGATATACGTCGTTATACTTGTCATATACTTTAAGAGCTGTAGAATCAATTACACCATAAGAAGTTGATGTTAACTGCTCAGCAAATTCTTTAACATCTGCTGTTGGTGCAGCTGTTCCTACAGTATCCTCAATTGGAGGAGAAATAAATGCAACTAAATCTTTACGTGCTGTTGCAATGCTTAATAGATCGTTCGCAAGAGTAACGTCATCGCTACCATTCGCCGCTGGTACAGCAAATAATAGATTTACATCTACAGTTTCTGCATCTTCGAACATATCGAAACCAAGTTGAATTTCTCCAACCGTTGGTGTGTTGTTATCTACGCCACCTGCTAATGATTCTGCAATAATAGCTGGTGTGATTCCATCTAAGTAATCACCTGCCACAGTTGCAGTAGAACTACCAGCATTTGTTAGAAGAGCAGGTGCATCACCAGCCCAAACATATGCTGAAGTACCATTAATAACATCTACCCAATAGTTAGATGTGCCCTGTGGTGATTTTGCGTCAGAAGCTTGAGATGCGAATGGGAATGTTTCAAGAACATTACCTGGTGTTCCTGTCCATGCGCCATCTTCATCGATGACAACAATGTGTAATTCGTCATTAGAACAACTACGATCTGTCGCCCAATCAGATGAGCTTGGTGCTGCATCGAATTGATCAGCATATGCCCAACCGTCAAATGTTGATTGATCTGCAGGACATACATCTACTTTTAATGAATTACCAAGTACGCCTGGATACTTAGCAATAAATTCGTAGCCTGTAGTTGTTACGTCGTCTAAATGATCGCGATTCTTCACTAATAAACCGCCTGCTCCTGTAGTAGCATTAAGCATACCCGCGCTTTCAACGCGAACAGTTTTTAATGCATTACCATATGTTAGGAAGCTAGCTGCTGTTAGGAAGTATACCGCGGTGTTATTATCTGGGGTGCCAAAGACAGCCGCAAGTTCTTTTTCAGAACCTACTGTGCGGATTTCTTCTACAGGGCCCCAGTTGAATGCGCCAGCGAAACCACCAATTGATGTGGACACTGCTGGAATCACATTCGTCAAGTCAATCTCTTTGACTTGAACTCCTGGTGATACTAGAAAAGCCATGTGTATTCCTCTCCAAAAAAAGATTATAAGCTCGGGATATAATATGTTTCATAATACGGTAAGATAATTATCTTCACTCGTATATATTTATAATATTAGAATATTCCAGTATCTATGGTTTCCCATACGGTACCATTCTGGTCTTTTTCATACTTATCGTCTCTGCCATCCTCAAAGAATCCAACTGGAACAATTTCTTCTTCCATTGCTTTGATTCTTTCAGAATACAATAAAGACTTCATATCAATATCTGTAAGCTCAGCGAAAAATGCATTTGTTGAAAACCAT